CAATTATGGAAATTCCACCACCTAGGCTAAGACTCCTAGGAACGTTGGTTTTACGTGATAAACCCCACTACTCTAAGGTATGTAGAGCATACCCTTGCCAGGTAGAGCAGTGACCCACTTGGTCCGCCAAGCTTCCGGAGCGTCTCTTACGAGAACGCTATTCCCAGAATCGACGTCAGAGCTGATCTTAGTGTAGAGATGACCGAACCAATGATACCGTCTCTTAGAGACGGTAACTGGGACAATACATCTAAACATATAAGACTCCCAACCATGAGGACATTTCTTCGGAACCGACTTATCAAACGGAGCGTGGAAAACGCCCGAAAGATGCGTCGGCCCGAAGTAACGATACATGGCTGGAACAGCTGTAATGAGCGCTTTAGCCCTCTCAATAGATTGCCGATCATATAACACCTCATAGAGGTGCGACCATGCGACAACCTTATTGTAGAGGACCATTGCGTCCATTACGGACCTGACTTCCTTCGTGACGAAGAAAGGACGTACGTTACACCCCTTGTAGAAGTCCTTACCACAAGACTCGAAGAACAAACCCGAGAAGTATGACTTTTCTGTGTTAACAGCGAAGCCGTACGATTCGAGGCATTCAACGAGTAGCGATGAGCACTTCCTGGGAACGACAATATCGTCCCCATACGCTAACACTTGTTTGGTATCACACCTTTCAAAGTGTGCCGCCGCCCAAGCTATAGCGTAGAACAGGAGTGTTTCGAGAGGGAAAGTGTACCCATTTCCCATTGCCGAGATCTTATCTAGTCTAACGACTTTGCCGTCACCGATATCGGTGTAGGCACAGCGTGTCCACAAGAGTAGATCGAGCCAAAGGGGATCGGCCGTTGAAAGGAGATCAATAACTAGGTTAGTCGAAATCCTGTCTGAAGCCGATGACAGATCAATGGTAGCAAGTCCATGATCAGTCGCTCTGCGAGCGGAATCCTGGTTTCTCGTTTGATTGCGTATGTCGATCCCAAGGGATCTAAGACGCTTCGAGATCAGGTCGCCTATTCCCAACTGGATATAGACGTTCCACCTAGGGCCGATCGAAATCGGCCTGTCGGTTTTCGCAGTTTTAGGTACGAAGGTAAGCCTCTCTGCCAACACAATCTCTGCATTGTTGGCGATATCGTGCCGGTAATCTGGAGACAGCTCACGCTGCTCGTCGAATACCGCCTCGTATGCACGATAACAGGCTTGGGTTATGGATCCTGGTGTTCTGAACTTCTCGTAGGACGTAGCCAAGCTACGTCTGACAGATAAGTCCGACCCAGGCCCGTGTCGACATGAACTACGTATGTACTCAATGTCGCAGGGCTTAATGGTTCCGAGGATCTTGGTTATTTTCCGCCGAGCGAGGTGTAAAACCTCTTCAACGGGGAAGGAAAAGGGTTGGGATTTCCCCTCCCACCGAGATCTAAAGAGTTCATTAATCCTGCGGCAAGAGACCTCAGACTCAAGCCACTTCTCCATTGCAACTCCCTTCCGGTCGATGTCAAGATCGAAATCTTGGTACTTCTTCCAAAAGGACGCAATCTGGTAGTCGTGGCGAAAGTCCTCAACTGAGAGGTCATTCCACTGGTAGAAGAAAGGGTCGAAATCCAGGGTCGCGAGACCTAGGAAATCTCCTTCCTTCATCATGTAGAAAGCCCTCAGCGAGAGAGGTGTACACGCTTGTTCACAAATCCCTGTGAAGAGCTTAGCCATAGCCTTCCGCCCCCTTACGGGGACGTTAGGATCAGGCTTCGCTTTTCTGACAGTGGCTGCCCGGGAGGAAGACATCTGGTCAACCTCCTTTAGCAGTACGACACGGACGGACCAATTGACCCAGTGTAACCCCTAGCTGATTCAGAAAACCAGCTTCGGAAAAACACTTGGGTCCATTTGAGGCAACAGCAAGATAAGAGCCGTCATCGTTAGAGTCCAGAAGACAATCAAGCCCCAGAGGAACACACCGATAAAGTGTGATCTCTGTGACTTCAAGGCCTTCCAAACTTTGGCAAGTTTCGCTCGAATCATGCTTATTGTGAATGTTGGACATATCACAGTATCCTCAAATGGTTAGTTGGCCGGGTTGAAGTCTTCGAAGGTTTCCGCAGTGACGCCCGTGAAAACGAGGTCACCAAGGATCTTGCGAAGGTCCTTCCGCTCCTGAAGGGATGAACGGTTCGGAGCAACAAGCTCGAACTTTGCGAACATCTTGTACGCAACTTTCGGGATGGGTTCGTACCCACCAACAGTACCGACAGCGACCTCAAGCACAGGCCAGGTGATGCGACCTTCGACGCGGTAAGCGCCGTTGGAACCATCACTCGACTTGTGGCTCAAAGTGATCGTCGGCATGCCGATGTTCACACCATCCGAAACATCCATCCAGGTTGCGAGACCGTTATTGGTCCCGCGCGCCGAAAAGATGTGCGTTTCGGGAGTCGGCTTGGAGTCAGTGAAACTGACGTTGGTTTGCAGAGACATGGATTTCTCCAGGAAACGTCGTGAGACGTTTTGTCGTCGGGAGACGACGGTTTGACCTACTGGGTAGGTTGGGAAGCGTACAGTCAGAATTAACCGCACGCCGAGTAGCCGAGGCTACTTGAAAAGGACCCGTAAGAGAGACACAGCAGTTGCAAGCCTTGCCAAAGGCTCGCCACCGATAGGAGATTTGAACCGTAACGCGTACTCAGGCCAGCTTGTCAAGAGGGTCCGGTTATACCGGAATTCCTCGTGATAGCTCGCGCCCGAGATAGTCGTACGGTCTGAACCAACTATCGTGTTCCTCGTAAAGTCCTTGTGTACCGTAGCCTTCTGCCGAACAGACTTGGTCCCCCCCGTGAGTATAAAACCTGTATAAGTCGTAAGACTTTCCAGATAAGTACCAACGGGGAGAAACCAGTCAACGACAAAACTATACGGTAGCAGCTCCCAAGCAAGGAGCGCCGGATTGGCTATACCGGTTTGTGCTGCTACAATCTTGAGGCCACCATTGTCGATACGATAGTGTGCGACGAATCGCACTCTATTAGTAACTCCAACATGGCCATTGAAATTGTAGTCAGGGAAACGCAGCTTTTGGGCTGCGACAGACCTTGCTGAACCAACCAGTTTCCCGTGATCGAGATCCTGAGTGATTCGATCACCGAGGTATTCGATAGAATCGAATACGTCCATGAGGAGAGGTTTCCAACCGTACGTATATTCCAGCCAGTGGCCGGCTATACGTTTGGAAGGTGGCGTCTTCATGGACCGAGCCCAGTGATACTTCGTCTTAGTGAAAAGGTCTGACCTTATCGACAATGAGCTGACGAACTCATCGAAGCGGCCCCGCTTTAGGGCCGATGCAGCAGAGACAATGCGAGTGGCGGTGTCGGCAAGCAAACCAGCGGTTTGTCTGCGTTCACCAAACACTTGTGCGAGGTTTACCCGCACGCTTGACAGGTTTTCTGACAAGCGAAGCATTGCCTTGTTCTCAGCATCCCGGACATTGGTATCTCCGAGATATGAGAACGGACCTGAAGGGCTATAAGCAGTAGCATGACTATAGGTTGTCCTACCGTTTTCAGCAGTAGCAGTGTTCTCCGAGAGAATCGTTACAGACGAACCAGCCGAATTTCGGATGGTCATCGAGTAAGGATGATCAGGGAGCTTCTGCTTATTTCTGACTACGGTACGAAACCCAGGAGTCACAGCACTACTAAAAGCACGATGATACGGCCAAGCGCCTAAAGTCCCAAGTACTCCATTGAAGGAGTTAACGTAATGAGGAGGCCACCCAGTATACCAGAATGTCTGGTTAACTGAGTAGTTCCCGTCAACGAACTCGGGGTTAGGGCGCGCAGGCATAATCATCTCCTTCTAGTCAGGTGGATCCCGCCTTGCGGCGGGG